CAAAATTAAAGTATCCGCCGATTCGGAAACATCATAATATACACACATTCGGATGAAAAAGTTTGAAATGGGACAACATTTGCTTCTTGAGGTCTATGACTGTACCTTTGAGCAGCTAAATTCGACTCATTTTCTTCGGAGTATCTTTACAAAAGCAATTTTAAAGTCGGAAATGATAATTTTGAATGAATATACTCATAAATTTAATCCTTGTGGTGTGACATTGATGTTTGCACTCGCTGAAAGTCATGTTTCTTGTCATACTTGGCCTGAAGAGGGTTGTTTGAGCGCTGATTTTTACACTTGTGGAGAAAAAGATCCAAAAATAGCTGCTAAATACATCATTGATAACCTATATTCGATTGATTATAGAATTCGTGAGATAAAACGGTAAAAAATAGGTATAAATAAAACAGGAAACTTTTTGTGTTAAATAGTGTCGTCTCGAACATTCAAAGATATTAATTTATCCTTCAAACGTCATCCTGTGACGAATGATTTGGTTACGATAAAGAATGAAGATGCGATCAAGAAATCTGTAAAGAATATAATTTTTACAATTCTTGGTGAAAAACCTTATGATCCTTTTTTTGGATCTAATATTAATAATTCTTTGTTTGAGTTATCTAATCCTTTAGATAGCATTAGAATTTCTGATGAAATTAAATCAACTTTATTAAACTATGAACCAAGAATAAGTAATATCAAAGTAAATGTTGCATCTTTTCCTGATCGTCATGAATTAAATGCAACAGTTCAATATGATATCACAGGCATACCTAACGCATCACAATCAGTTGACGTTCTTCTTTCTCCAGCTAGAGTATAATGGCTTTCGGACAATATGTTAATTTAGATTTTGCTGACATAAAACAGTCTATCAGAGATTATCTGAGGGCAAACACAAATTTTACTGATTATGATTTTGAAGGATCAAATCTTTCAGTAATTATTGATGCACTGGCGTATAATACATACATCACTGCATATAATACCAATATGGCAACAAACGAGTGTTTTCTCGACTCTGCGACTCTTCGAGAAAATGTCGTCGCGCTCGCTAGAAATATTGGATATGTTCCTCGATCTCGTAGATCAGCGAGAGCAAGAGTATCATTTAACGTAAGTGGATTAACTAATACTTCAACTCTCACATTAAATGCTGGTATAGTTTGTAATGGTGTTGCGACAAATTCAAACTTTATTTTTTCAATTCCAGAATCAATCACTGTTCCTGTTACAAATGGTTTTGCTGAATTTAACAATATTGAAATTTACGAAGGAACTTATGTTGCACAAGCTTTTACTGTAAAAGAAAATTTATCCAATCAAAGATATATTCTTAATAATTCCTTTATCGATACCTCTACAATTAAGGTTTTAGTTAGACCATCTGAAAGTTCAACATCAACTGTAACATATAAACAAATTGATAACATTATTGGAATTACTTCAACGTCAAATTCTTACTTATTACAAGAAATTGAAGATGAAAGGTATGAATTAATCTTTGGTGATAATATAATTTCTAAAAAATTAGAAAATAACAACGTTATTATTGCAAGTTATATTATTAGTGCTGGTCGAGAGGGAAACGATGCTGCAGAATTTAGTTTTGTTGGAAATATTACGAATCAAGATAGTGGTTCAATTAATGCAGAGGATGTTTCGTTAATTGAAACAGTTGAAAAATCAAGAGATGGTGATGAAATTGAATCCATATCATCAATTAAATATTATGCACCAAGAATATACTCTTCTCAGTATCGTGCGGTTACATCATCTGATTATGAATCAGTTTTAGGATTTATCTATCCAAATGTTGAGTCTGTAACTGCTTTCGGTGGTGAAGAGATGAATCCACCTCGTTTTGGTAAAGTTTTTATTTCAGTAAAACCTCGAAATGGTGATTTTCTATCAGATGAGACAAAAAGAGAGTTAATACAAAAATTAAAGAGTTATGCAGTTGCTGGCATTGTGCCAGAATTTATTGATTTAAAATATCTTTACGTTGAACTACAAGTTAATCCATATTATAATCCAAGTTTAAATGACAGTCCAGAACTTTTAAAAACTGATATTTCAAATGCGTTAACTCAATATTCACGTTCAATTGATATGAATAAGTTTGGCGGCAGATTCAAATATAGTAAAGCGATCTCATTAGTTGATAGTATTGATTCATCAATCACATCAAATATCACTCTGGTCACAATTCGACGTAATTTAAAAGCAGTTTTAGGACAATTTGCTCAATATGAGGTTTGTTTTGGTAATCATATTCATAGTCAAGAGTCAGCTTACAATGTTGTTTCAACTGGATTTACAATTGAAGGTGTAACGGGCACTGTCTATATGGCTGATGAGGTCGTAGATCGTGAAACAGGTCGTATGTTCTTTTTCACATACACAGAAGGTGGAACTCCAAATATTATCAAGAAAAATGCTGGAACGGTTAAATATTTGATTGGTGAAGTTCTTATAGATACTTGTAATATAACATCAACAGTAATTGCAAATAACGTGGTTGAAATTCAAGCAATTCCTCACTCAAATGATGTTGTTGGTCTTCGAGATTTATACATTAAACTTGATATGTCAAATACCACCATTAATATGTTTGAAGATGTAATCTCATCTGGTGAAAATACATCAGGATCAAGATTTCCCCATATTCATAGTTATTATACTCCAACATTTACTCGTAAGTCAAACTCTCCAGTCTCAACCACCACTACGTTGCTTCCCTCAACAGCGTCTGGAACTTCAACAACCACTACAACTGGTGGAACATACGCAAGTACAACCACAACAAGTACAACCACAACCAGCACACCTACATCATCGGGTGGTGGCGGTGGATCTAGCTCTGGCGGCGGATATTAATGATTGACACATCAATACAAAGAGTCGAAATTAATCAGGTAATTGAAAATCAGTTACCTGAGTTTGTGCAAACAGAAAGCCCACTTTTTGTGGATTTCATGAAGCAATACTACATCTCCCAAGAATATCAGGGAGGTTCAACAAATATTGCTGAAAATTTAGATCGATATACAAAACTACAAACCTATGTCGGTGCTGCACTGACTGAATTTACTGGATTATCAACAGATACTCAGTCTTTTTCAAGCACAATTTTTGTTGATAGTACAAAAGGTTATCCAAGTAAATATGGATTACTTAAAATTGATGATGAGATTATTACATATACAGGAGTTGGTACAACTTCATTTACTGGTTGTGTTCGTGGATTCAGTGGTGTATCGAATTTAGATCAACCTACTCGACCAGATCTTGTTGAATTTAATGCATCTGTTGGAGCTGCACATACTGGTGGAAGTAAAGTTCATAATTTATCAAATCTTTTTATTCGTGAGTTTTTCAATAAACTTAAAACAACTTATGCAAGCGGTTTTGAAAATCGTAAGTTAGATAGCGATATTGATCAAGTTAAGTTTATTCGTCAAATTAAAGACTTTTACCGCACAAAAGGAACAGAGGAATCATATCGAATTTTATTCAGAGCATTATATGGTGAAGAAGTTAATATTATCAAACCATCTGAGTTTTTAATTAAACCATCTGATGCTGATTATGGTTTCGGTCAAGATTTTGTCGTGAAACCAATTACAGGAGATCCAAGAAATTTAAAAGGATCAACTCTATTTCAAGATAAAGATGAGGACGATAATAATATTCAGGGTGCTTCAGGTGCAATATCAGATGTTAAGGACTTTTTATATGGTGGAGAACATTATTATCAAATTACTGTATCTCAAGATTCAATTGATGGTGACTTTGTAGTTCCAGGCAGAACTCGTGTTGTAAATCCAGTTACTATTGGTTCAACTGTGATGACAGTTGATACAACTGTCGGATTCCCGACAAGTGGTGTTTTATCATTACCAACAGCGAGTGTTGCTGGTGTTGTCACATATACAGGTAAAACATCAAATCAATTTGTTGGACTACCAACAGCTGTCGATGTTTTAAACATCGGTGACGATGTAAGATATAATAATGTTGCGTATGGATACTCCTTTGCAAATAATACTAAAAAAATCGAAGTTTTAATCACAGGTGTTTTAAAAGATTTTCCAATACCAGATAATACTTTTTACTTTAATAAAGGAGATAAAGTTAAAGTTGGATCATTTGGTGTTAATAAAAGCACTGAGGATGCGAATTTTGGATCATGGGTTTATAACACAGCTGTTAAATTTACTCCAAAAAATATTATAAGACAATCAAGCAGTAGTTTTAATATTGAAATTTTTTCTGATCATGGATTTTTAGAAGAAGATTCAATTGAAGTTTTAGATGGTCAATCAAATCAAATCGGAGTTGGTCGTGTTTTAAGTGTCATTAGTAGTAACACATTTATTTTAGGTGATTTGCCTGGCGTTGGTGAATTTAATATTGCTTTTATTCGTAGAATTTTAAAGAGAGGTAATAGTTCTCTACATGACAACATCACAAAATATACGACTGATGTTCAAAACGTTTATGATCATGAGAGTGAAAATGCGTTTGCATTACCTCCACACCCTCACGCATACGTTACATCACCCTCAATACCAAGTTTAGGTAATGAACCTATCGTTGCACCAGATCGTTCTGTAACAT